AAAAAGTTTAACTGCTTCATCGGAACTATCTAAACTTTCTAATGAAAGGGAAATATCAAGAAGACTGCATGCATCTTCAAAAACTAGATGAAATAAACTCTCATCATCAACTAATAATATAGAATCTATCATTATTATAATTTTATTTTCATTTGAGTTCCACCTGCGTCAAGTTTACAACAATCTACACTGAAACCATGTTCTTCTAAGATAGCTATACAAATATTAAGTCCTAATCCTGTTCCACTTTCTTGTTGACCTTCTTTACGAACATACGGTTGAGAAAGGTGTTTAAATTCTTTACTACTTAATCCTCTACCGTTATCTTCTAAATAGAGATAATCATCTATTCTATAAATTTTAACAAATTTTGTGTTACTGTCATTGTACTTTAAACCGTTTCTGATAAGGTTATCTAATGCAGTACAAAAAAGAGCTTCATTAACACTATATTCCCCTAAGTCTTCAATAATAACTTGTGGTCTATAAGCTGTTGACGATAAGTAGTCAATAAGAATATCAGAAAGTTTACACTCAGACCTGTCAAGAACAACATCTTTCTTTACAAGATTTGTAAATTCATACACACCTTTATAAACTTTTTGTGTATGTTTAAGACCTTCACGAATCATTCTTAAAGGAGCATCAATTTTTAATTCTTTAGCTTGTTCATCTGTCATTCTGCGGTCTAATGAACTTAAGCCTCGAGGCATATATGTATTAATACCGCTATGCATATCATGACGTAAGATTTTAGCCGCATGCTCAAGATACGTATTTTTCTTTTCAATTTCTTTTTGCTGATTATAGCTTTCAGTAATATCGGTTGCTATTTTTAAGATGCGATACGGTTTGCCGTCAAATCCTATAATAGGATTGTATGTTGCTTGTAAGTATAACAGAGAACCATCTTTTTTCTTTCTTGTTATTTCTCCGCTAAAGAAAACACCATCACGTAATCCTGACCAAAAATCAGCGTATTCTTGTGTGTTTATTAATTCATCTTCAATAAAAATGCTGTGGTGTTTTCCAACTACTTCGCTGTCAGAATCATATCCTAAAGTATTTAAAAATAAATCATTCGCAAATTTTATGTTACCTTCTAAGTCAAACTCAATAACTGCGTTTGACCTATTAATTGCATTCATACGATTACTTATTTCAACTTCTTTTCGTTTTAAATCTGTAACATCTTGGCGAATAGACATAAATCCTTCAAGCTTAGCCTTTTCATTAAAGTCACCTTTAATAAAAGTGTCAACATAATAAAGAGAACCGTCCTTTGCACGATTAGTACAAACAGAATTCCAGATCTTTTTTTCTACAACGACAGTTTTATACATTTCAGACCAAAATTCTTTAGGGTGTGTACCAGAATTAACTATGTTATGATCTTTACCAATAGCTTCTTCTAAAGAATATCCAGAAACTTCAGTGAATTTATCATTAACGTAAGTAATCTTTCCATGCTTATCAGCTTTGGAAATAATAGCAGAAGAATCTAAAAACTTTTCAAGATCAATCAATTTGTCTACAGACTCTTTAGACACTAAATCTTTAGTAGAACTGACAAAGTCTTTAATCAATAATATTGCTATAGGAATTAAGGTAATGACACCAAAAAATTCTAACCATCTGGTAGCTACTGTAGATTCTCGTAACCCAGCAAGAATACCAATTTTAATATACATGTAAGTAATCATTAACAAAGCAGCAATAGCTAATGTAATTTTTATTCTTAAACTATATTTCATTGCATTTATTTTTTGAAGTATAAATCTGCTTCAGCAGTTCTGCGTGTTACTAATCCTTTTAAAACTCTACCACCTGCCTTAGTCCATTTCATAAACTCAGCACGAATAGTTTCATCGTTAGGATTTGCATTTACTTTTTTCAAAAGAGTAGATGATTTAAGATTTGCTGGACCTAAATTGTAGCAAAAACTAACAAGTGCATCAAATTGATTTTGTGTAATCGTATCAACGCAATAAGAATCTACGTATTGCTCAAATTTCGTTAGCATTGAAGCAAGTAATGCAGTTGCTTCTGCTTCAGTTATTGCTTTATCAGACATTGTTACTTTTTTACCATCTGGGTAAAAAGTAGCACCGTATCCTATTGTAGGAATTCCCGCTGGACATTTATAAGGTTTGCTCATAAATCCCTCAAACTTTTTAATAAGTTCAATTCCAGCTGTACCTGTTTTTGTTATCTTTGACATAATACAAATTTATTTTTTAAATACCGTACTTACTCATGAAGTCATTATAAACAGGTGTTAATTTTTCAACTAACATTGCAGTTAAGATTTGTAAATCTTCAAG